AGCACCAACCTGCGCTAAAAATCCTGCGATAGTTCTTTTACCATAGATCTCAGCTTCTTTTTCCATAAGATCTGGTAAGTATTGTTGCGCCCATCCGTCACCCGAAGCTAAAAAGTCTACGTAGTTAGAGCTAAGCGTCTGTTTTCTTGGAGCCGCATCCGGCCCACTTGCACTTGTAATTGCCATAATTAAATGTTTTTAAATGTTAAATAATTTACTTTTTATTCTTAATTTTAAACTTAAAGTCAGAAGAGTTGCTACCCAATACTTTAAACTTAAGTCCGCTTGATGGTACCTCTCCATATTCTGTTCGAGGCTTCATATTAACATTCTTGCTTTTAGCAACACTGTCTTTTAAAGCATCAGCTTTCCCTTGTTCATAAAAGTGTTGAGCGATAGCATCGGCATTCATTGCTGAATATAAAGCTTTGTGGTAACCCTTAGCGTCTTGTATAGAACCGTCTTCTCCTAAAAACTTTTTAGTAAAATTAGTTATGTCGCTTTGAGTTGACTTTACATTATCAGTATCTTTAACATTAAATCTATATTTTTTATCTCCGACGCTATATTCAAAACCTTTGAACTTGTCGTTGAAAACTTCACCAGTTTTCTTTTCAAAAATAGACTTTTGTTTTTCAGCCAACTTTTTACTAGTCTCTGACTCTTTGTTATATCGATTAAAAAAGTCCATAGCTTTCTGCGCTTCAGGCGTCAATCTACTTCCTGCTTTAATCTCGTTGTAATATTTAGACTTTTGCCCGTCTAAGTAGGCCTTTGCGCTGGCAACTTGCTCTTTAAGCGCTAGTTTTTTTCTTCTTATATCTCTTTCGTCGTCAACTTCTTCATCAAAGTTAAACGAGTCTTCAATTAAGAAGTTTATTTCTTCCGCGTTTAAATGCGGTTTAGTTTTTTTATAGTATTCTAATAGAGTCTGCTCGTTGTTTAAATTAGAGAAGTCTCTATTAAGTTCTACGTAATCTTCTAAAGTACCACCAGTTTCTTCCATAAAGTCTACTAACTTCTGAATATTTTCTGGTAATGGTTGACCAGTAGCCTCAGCTTCTTCTACAGCTTCTTGAACTTCTTCAGCAAGCTCTTCAACTTCTTCTTCAGTAATCTCTTCTAGGGTTGGTGCTTCTTGTGCTTCACCTTCCGCCTGTACTTCTTCTTGTTCCGGTGCGGGTTCGGCAGCTTCATCGCTTCCAACCACTCCTGCGTCGTCAGTTGTATCATCTGAAGTTTCGACTGTTTCCTCTGGTTTTTCATTTTCAATTGGTTTGCTTAAATCTACTTTGATAACTGAATCATCTCCAGCAGACTCAAACTTAGACTCATCGACAGTATTGTCGTTAGTCTCTTGTGTAACTTCTTCAGTTACTTTTTCATTTTCTTCCATAATATAAAATATAAATTAGTAATTATCTAGGTCCAAAATCATCTAAACCTATTCCACCACCAAGTATATCATTACCTGATGATTCAAAGTTTTTAGGCGGTTTACCTGTTTTTCTTTGTTCTATAAGTTCGCTTTGCTGAGTTGCTTGTATTCTAGTTCTCTCATCTTTACGATCTTCTTTTTGTTTGTCTTTAACGCTTAACTGCTCTTGTTCCAAACCTTTTATCTGTTGGTTCATTTGAAACTCTAGCATCATAAGCTCTTTTTTACCAGCTATTTCTTGTTGTAACCTTTCTGCTTCTAGCTGAGCTTTAATTTGTTCTAATTGAGCTTGGCCTTGAACTCTAGACTGATCTTTTTGCATTTCAGCTTGAGCTGCAACTTGTTGGGCTTGAGCATTAGCTTGCGCTTGAGCCTGTATATTTTGTTGCTGCATTATTTGATCTCTCTCTTGCTTCTTTTTTCTTCTAAGCTTTAAAACTTGATTTGCTAACTTAATGTTTTTAATTTCTCTAACATCAATAGCGTCTTCAAGGTCAATACCGCCAGAAGCTAAAGCTACTTGTATATTGTTTTCTAATAAAGCTTTTTCTTCATCATCTGGAGCTAAGTCAATAAATATACCAAAGTCATATAGATGTAAGTTGCTCATCTCTTCAAGTGTAGCTACGTTGTGAGCTCCTAAAGCATGTATGAAAGCATTTTTAGTTGGAGAGTATTCTATAATATCAGATATTCTAAGAGAAAGTTGTTCTGCAACTTCAGCTGTTAAAAACAAACCTGATTGAAGTATGTGTCTAGTAGCTGTGTTACTGTTTGCTGCTGCTAGTTTCTGAACACCAACTAAAGCATTTTTATCAGGAGTGCTACCGTCTCTAGCTTCGTTTAAACCGGTTACGTCTCTAATCATTTGCAGATAATAGTTGTAAGTACCAATCAAACTTTGCATTTTAGCACCACCAGATCCACTTGATATTTCTTGTATAGGAACTTTACCAGGATTCATATCGCCTGTCTCAGTAAATGATCTACCGATAACAGAACCTGTTTGGAAGAACATATTTAATGCTTCTTGTGGATTGTAGTTTGTTCCATTACCTAAATCTATTTCTGCCAAACCATCAGCGTCTAAATAAACTCCATCTGGGACTAACCTAGACATTACCTGTTGTAATTTTAAATGTGTCAACTGTATCATATCAGCAAAACCTGTTATACGCTTTACTAGCGAATCAATTCTACCTTGATACATTCTTGGAGCAACTATACTATAGTTCATTTTTACTTTAGTAAAATCACTTTTAGGTCTAAGCATGTTTTCTGCTAACTTCCATTTTAAAAGAATATCAGTACCAAGTATTAAAGCTCCTTCGTACAAACACTCTATTTGTCTTTGTAATTTTGAAAAGTTAGTAGCATCTTCAGGAGGATTAAAGTTATCGTCTTTTTCAATAGCTTTATTAGCTCCTGATCCAGTTTCTTTTATTTTATATGTTTCGTTTTTGTGTGTCTTCCAGTTAAAGTATAAAACTTGAACTTGGTTGTTATCGTAACCTCTTTGAGTATTGTAATTACCTTTGTCGTAATTGTTTGTTTTAGATATTGTTTCTATTTCTTCTTCAGTTAAACCTGGAAACTGTTTAACTAATTCGTTAATAGGTATAGTCTTAACTTCTCCAACATAATAAATATCATCAAAATAAGGAGACTCAGTGTGAGAATACACTAAGTCAGCAGGATCAACGTAGTTTACAGTTACTCCAGATGAAGTGTCAAAGCTTGTTTTCACTGCACCTATTCCTAATACAGTTAGATCGTAAAAAAATCTTTTTTTGATTAACTCGTAATCGCTACCTTCTAAAAGCACATTTATAGCTTGTTCTTCTGCTATTTCTACGGCTTGCTTGTAAGTTAGCTGCATGTGAAGCTTTAACTCTTCTTCATTCTGAGGCATGTCCGCCATATCATTCTCAGACAAGTCTACACCAGTCTGAGCCAAAATTAAATCAGTATATTGTTTAGACCTAAGATCTCTTAATATAGATTCCATATATTCTGTTCTCATTTCAACACCAAATGGATCTTGAGAATAAGCTTTAACATCGTATGTTCTTTCAGATATACCGTTAACAACAATGTCAACAAACTTAGGTATGATAGGCACCGGCTTCCAGTCTAAGTTTAAATAACTTAAATCACCGTTGATAGATAACTCATCTTTATATTTCTGAATACTTTGTTCGCCTCTCGCGTACAATCTTAAGTTGTGAAAGTCGTTTTTACTGTTAATGTGTCTACCAGCTCTTGATCCACGATCGTCTGAAAACCACTCTTGTTCTATTGCTCTAGCAACTTTCAATCCATATTCTGCAGTCATCTTTTCAAGATCGCTTACTGCTTGACTAGGGAAATAACTTTTTACAACTGACTCAGCCATATTTATTTATTTATTAATTTAGATGAAAATCCATCTTGTTTATATTTACCTATTTTTAAATTTAATTTAGCTTTTGTCGTTGGAGCCTTAGGAGAGTACAAGTGTCTATTGCAACCCATTATAGCAAGTCCAGAGCTTATAGCAGCATCAAACTTAGTTCTTCTGTTTATATCAAACTTTGCCCAATCATTAAGTGTTTCGTTAAAATACATAGCCCCATAGCTACCATCACCTAAATGACCAACATGGTCGTTGATATACATTTCAATTGCCGCAGCGTGAGCTTGTTTAATATCTTCACTTGAGTTTGGTATACCACCAATCTCTTTTTCTGCTGTAGACAATTTATTCCATACTTTATCAGGTCTATTCATACTAAACCCTCTATAACCTCTTCTTTTAAAATAGTATAAAAGCCTAGGTTTATTATTTTCCGCTAATAACGGCATACCGTAAAATATGCAAGCCATCAAA